AACGACGATAACAGTATTCTTGTCTCTGGAGATGGAACTCCGGAGGCATGTGGGGGGCTGAGACCCAACCTATCCGCGGTTAGCGAACCAACGGTACTACCAATAGATAGTACTGGAGGCTGCAACGTAGCGGGCACTGCAGGAACAGTGAAAACAGGTTGGTTCCACACTCTCCGTCAGGAATTAGCGGCTTGGCAAGCAAAGCTTACCCTGAAAATTACCAACAACAGGAATGACACCTGTTGTTGGCGCGTGGTTCGTTCACTCAATAACGATGTTATGGAGTGGATTGAACCAGACACAGACTCAACAGTAGTGGGAGTTGTGTTCGCAGCAGTGGACGGTGATTTATATCACCAACCACCCTGCGTCGTGGAGGAGGAAGAAGAAGGTCAAAAGGGGACGCTCGTTCCCCAATTCTCGGAGGGTTTGGTGTCTATTAAGACGCGGCGCGTAAGGCGTAACAACAGCAAACAACTGAGAATTCCCGTTATGTCTGGTGACATAGCTTCACTCGCAAGAATGCGATTAGGTCCGTTGGAAAACACAGCTGAAAACAGGATACTAGTTCGATCGGATATTGCGAGACGGGTAGAAGCAGCGAGGAGGAGTAAAGACGCAGAGTATGTGAACTTGCGTAATACTGATATGGAGATGTTGGTAGTTCATGCATCACGCATGTTCTGGATACCAACTCAGTTCAGTATTGACGCACAAGTCATGTACGACGCTCCACTCATGAACACCAGAGAAGATTCGCGCAACAGGCAGGTTGCGGATCTTCACAAAGGGAGCTGAGGAGGCTTAGCCCTTTTGCATGGAACCACGTCCGTTTCCAAGGTTACACAGGATCAGATTAGATCTATGAATGTGGTAGGCGAAGGGAAAGGTGGTTGTAACACCTTTCATGCAAAGAGGGCTAGGCAGTCCAAGGGGTGCAAGCCTCGGGCCTATTACCGTGTTAGACGAGGTAATGGGCCACAATGGGATATGCCCAACAATGACATAGACAGTGTCTCACATGCCATACTCGAAAGAGTATTCTTTACAAAGCATCAAGGAGGTTTCAGGTTAACACCCAAACCATACGATGCATGTCTCTATCCTAATATAGCTGAAATAGGGGAGCGTAGAGAAAGAGCAAGAGACCATGTTAAGCTACAAACTAAAATCTTCCGCGATGAAATGAAGAAGATGATTATGTACGATGGCAAAGCAAGCCCGCTAACTAACGATGAATTTCTCGATTGTTACGGTGGTGCTAAGCGTCGTGTGTATGAAACAGCGGTTGACTCATTTAACAATAGAATGTTTAATGAGATAGATTGTAGGGTGAAGACATTTACGAAGGATGAATATAGGAAACCCGGAGGGGCACCTAGAGCAATCCAACCAAGATCACCCAGGTTTAATGTCATGATGGGTAGGTATATCAAGCATATAGAACACAAATTGTTTGGATATATTGACAGGATCTTTGATCCATTGGAGGAGCGGAGAACAGTCGCGAAGGGAATGAGTATGGCCACTAGAGGAGCAACGATAGCATCTATGTGGAATAGTTTTAAGGACCCTGTTGCAATAGGACTGGACGCATCAAGATTCGACCAACATATAAACGTGATGTTGTTAGAATTAGAGCATGAAATGTACAGAGCGGCATCTACAGGTGTAGGTGACGATATGCCAACTCTGGCACGATTGCTTCAAGCGCAAAAGAAAAACGTAGGCAGGTATTATGGCAGTGACGGATCCACAATTAAGTATGAAGTGGAAGGAAACCGAATGTCCGGTGATATGAATACGAGCCTAGGTAACGTTATCATAATGTGCTGTCTCATGTATAGTTATTTAAAATACAAGGGATTGGAACATAGAGCAAAGATGCTCAATGATGGTGATGATTGCGTGTTGATAATGGAAAGGGAGGATGTTAGGAAATTTCGAAAAGGAATGGAAGAATGGTTCACGAGGGTAGGAATTACGATGTGCTATGATGGAACTTATAATAATTTGGAAGATATTGAGTTTTGTCAGAGCCGTCCGGTGTTAGTCAAAGGAGGGTACATATTGGTACCCAGACCAACGAAAAGACTGTATTCAGATCTAGTAACAACTAAGTTCCTAGGATCGAAGAAAGTTTTCCGGAAATGGATGGGAGCAGTAGCAGGATGTGGTTTAGCATCATGTGACGGTGTTCCCATATTTTGTAGTTTCTACAAATGGGTTGCAAGGAGTAGCAACCCATGGTTACCAGAGGTGGGAAATTACTATCATAGGTTTAGAGATACTCATAGTGATGGTATGGTGTTTGAGAACTCGAAAGTGAGTTGGGCAACGAGGGTTAGTTTTTATCATGCATTTGATATAACCCCGGATGAACAGCTGATTTTAGAGAAATACTATTCAAACCTTGAAACACTCCACTGGTCACGCCCAATTGTGGGTGAGACGGAATGGTTATTAGATGCTCAACAAACGCTAGCAGAAGCGGAGCAAATGATGATTAGATAGGCCACGGGAGTGGAAGACGTGATACGGTTAACGAAGTGCGCCCGCTAGGATTAGAAACACTTTCCCTGGTTACGGGCAACATTGACAATGAGTCCTTAGTCAATGTAGCAGCGCTTTGAGAGTGGTGGGAGATCTATTGAGATCAGGTTGCTGATCCTCGTGCCCGCTAGACGTGATGAATGTCCAATAGGTGAGAATCAGAGGGCGATCGACATACCGGACTGAAGCATCCTGTATGTTTAAATTAACGCTTTCCTAAATTTATTTCGAAAACAAAACAAACCACGAATACCCATCCTCGTGTGCAAGGAAGTGATGGGATGCTTAGGGTTAGGCATCGAGAGTACATTAACCCAGTCGATTGGGACAATTCTCATATAGAGAGACCTGGAGTTCTTGGTGTTGGGCATACAGCCCATAAACCACTCAGGTATAGTCTCAACCCCGGTGATGGAACAACGTTTCCATGGCTATCCGGCTTGGCAACTAGGTTCGAGAAGTACCAGTTTACCAAGATCACAGTGACATACAAGCCAACATGCGCGACAACCACCCAAGGTGGCATTGCATTGTTGGCTGTGTATGACCCCGCTGACGAAGTTCCAGATACGAGAAGTCAACTGTTCACAGCAGAATCTAGTGTCCGAGCTGCAATCTATGATGAAGTCAAATTGATAATCAAGCAGTCACATCTCAAACGAAAGTTATATGTTCGAATGACACACCACAAATTGGTAGATGCCAATGAATTGAGGCTGTCGGACGTAGGATTCTTTCTTGGTGCAGTAACAAACACCATAGAGAAGTACCAGTTTGGAGATTTGTATATTGATTATGACGTCACCTTCTACGGACCTAAAGTGTCAAACTACGCCAGTAAGTGCGCGGTTTTAACATTCCAGGGGGGAGGAGAAACAAAGTCAAGTGCGGGGGGAACACGAGACCCATTTGCCATCACACCATACAATGGTCTTACTTTAGCATTGTTGGAACTAGATTCATCTACATATTTGGATCCTGCATCAACGCTAAAGATAGACTTGGAACATGATGGTAGAATAGGTCACATAGCCAATAACAGGGGAGGATTTCCAAAATCTACGGATTGCACCAGGCTCGTCTTTAGAGAGCCATTCAATGGATTCATGCATGTTCATGTAGACCCACAAGGTGGGGGAATTGACCAATCGATAGATGTAGATTTCAATCATGCGATCGTACCAGCGGCAGACCTTAGCTCGAGAGCGACTGTCACTCCAGTTGGGAATGTGGTTCATGATGGATCAACAGACCATAGTCAGAAAAGTTACACAATCCGAGCGAATGCAGGAGAAGTGATTGATGTGATAGGTAGAAATGTTGTAGGAGCTCTACATTGGAGCGGGAAAATTGCTTTGGCTTTTGCTGAAGCTGCTCCAGCTTTGCTAGAATCGGCATCGATTCTTGGCTTAGCAGCATAGTTCGTGGGACCACACCCAGCAAAGGTACTAGGAAACGGTAGGTAGTTTCCAATTAGATGGACCACACCATTCAAAGGCGACAAAGGGAGTCGAGAATACCCTAATGTCACAGGATACAACCTGGTAAATACAGTAGTGATGGCTGAAGCATCACAACAACCACAATTGTGGTGGGACCACACCCAACAAAGGACGCGTGGGTGTAGCGAGAATACACCCGATGCTTGTCTAATGATTGATAAGGTAGTCCAAGAGACTGAGCTAACGTCTGACCCCCGTCCATTGAAATATCGGGAAAATATGGTATAAAATCACAGGTATCTCTAACGATTTGTAACGAATGCTGGAATCCCATCTAATATATCTGATGGCCCCACGTAATGTTCTAACGCTGAGCTGAGGCTAGAAGCCCGCCGGTATTGAACGGAAGTAAAAGCACCGATACGCATCCACATGTTAGGTTAACTAGTGGACCTCTGCCAAGAGGTAACGTGGTTTCAACAAAACTGAACCCAATCAAGCCCCAAGTGTTACTAGGTTGTTCTATAAACCGTGGAGATGTAACTTCTCAAGTTGTGTAATGCACGATACCGCAAGGTATGAAAGACTCGAAAGAGCAAATAGGAAATGTATACCGCCAGCAATTATGTTGTTG